GCAGAAGAAGATGAGCAAAGAACGCTCTCTAAAATCTTCGAAAACACGGCCCACCCAGAAGCTTATAAACTCCTGGTAAAAGTGGTTGTGGGAATAGGAGCGGTTTACCTAGGTTGCCGTGCTCTAAATTCCATCAAGAACTTCTTTGGACCCAAAACTCGAACCCTGAATGTCATTGACACAATCGAGTCGGACAAAGGAGTGGAGCTTATTGTGGAAACGATGCCCATGTCCCTGAAGGGAGTGGCTCGTACCATCCTCGAAACAACGGTTGCAGCTCTCACAGTAGAAGTTGCTTCCAGAGCCTTCCTTGCAGAAGGCGGAGCTAGTGCCTACGGGGAGGCCAAAACGATCCGGGCTGTAAAACGCCAGAACATGAAATTTTCTCAGTTCGCCAGCCCTCTTACCAGGATCATCAAACAACAAGTAATGGCAGAAGCCCCTCCCGCCTTCCATGAGGGAGATGAGGTTCTGCTGGCAGCTGAAGCCCAAGGCTGCTCAGATTCAAATGGACTTGACCTAGTGGTTAATGTCATTGGGCCCAAAACATGCTTTACCCTAAGACGGCAGAAAATCGCCGAAGAAGGGGAAGGCCAAATGGTCATCAAGGGTTTCGGACTCTGTGGAAAGCTTATCGCTGTTCCATGGCATTTCGTACCCTCAGTACCCACTGTACTTGATGCGCAACTCGCGATGTCATCGCGCCTGATCAACCTATCTATTGACTTCAGAAAGGCCAGGCGAGTGATGAACGGAGACAAAGCTGTAGATCTCGCTCTTATAGAGCTGGATTACGGAGTGGAGAGTTTTCCAACTATTCTCAAACACTTTGTCAGAGAAGACCAGCTGAAGATGCTGAATCGCTTCAAGAGTATGATGGTAAAACACCAGTCTGAAGCTGGTGGGTACTTTCTATCTTCAAACTACATCAACACGACCTCAATTGTGGACGCTGGAGAGAAATACTCCTATGGTCCCAGTTATGGTGAACAGACCATGAAGCTGCTTGACGGCTTCAAATACCAGATCCCAACCGCTCCCGGCGATTGTGGAGCGCTCATTGTAGCCCTGGACCCCGCCCTTCAAGGCCGGATCTGTGGATTTCATGTCGCTGGTATTGCCCATAAAGAACTGGGCCTGGCTGCACCTATCACATATGAGGTCCTTACACATAACATCAAACAATACTTTCCAAAACTCGTGATTGGATCTACAGAGATCCCCTCACTGATGATGTCCGCTGACCCGATTGAGGTCCAGACGGAGAAGGCTGTTGTCCTCCCCGAAGGGGAGGTTGAGTTTGTGGGAACAGTGATTCCCCAATTTTCTCAGAGGATGCCTCGAGGACATGATATCGTCCAATCTCGGCTATTCGACAAAGTTTTTCCGCACACTAGCGAGCCATCAGTGCTTTCTCCATCAGATCCGCGAATTGATAAAGAACTTGCTCCTGCTGACTTTGTCAGCCCACTTCAAACTGGGCTGGCCAAGTACTCTGTCCAAACCAAGCCTTTTAAGGCTAACCTGATTGATGACGCTTGCGAAATCGTCCGAGGGCAGCTGTCCGCTTACAAACCGAAAGGAATGGAAATGCGAACGCTAACCGAAGACGAAATGATCAACGGAAATGTCCACGCCCAATATGCCGGGCTGGACATGTCTACCTCTCCGGGAATGCCTTATAAGAATCTTAGGCCCCACATGTCGAAAGGAAAACACATCTACTTTCGGCTGGCAGAAGGAACAGACAAATACGAATTTGACTACACCCAGAACGTCCACGGAGTTTGCCCTGCAAAGGTGCTTACCGAAGACATGAACGCGTGGGAACAGGCCGCTCGAAACAACGAGGACGTGCCTTTTCACTTCAACTACGAAAATCTGAAACAGGAAACAAGACCCATCCAACACATTAAGACCGCCAAAACCCGGCTTTTTAGCTGTGCTCCGCTCGCCCTCAACCTCCTCTTTAGGAAGTACTTTGGGGCTTACATTGTCATGGCCAACCAGAATTGTACTGAGCTGCCTTCCGCTGTAGGAATAAACCCCCTAGGTGCGGATTGGACTGTGCTCGCGAAGCGGCTTCTCCAGAAAGGAGATTGCCACATCGCTGGAGATTACAAGTTCTGGGACGGGAAACTGCAGGCTGCCGTAATGGCTGCTTTCGTCAAAAAAGTGATCAACCCGCTCTACAGAAGAGCTGGTGGGACAGAAGAAGACGATCGCGTGAGGATGAGGCTGATCGATTTCGCCATCCACACCTTTACACTCGTCGGCAACACGATGGTTCAGAAACACCAAGGAAACCCCTCAGGCATTCCGATTACCAGCGATCTCAACTCTGACTGCAATTGGATCTACATGATTATCGCATTCACGGAGCTTCTCCGAGAACATCAGGCGACGACCACGTGCTCCAACTGTGCTGAAGTGCGAGCGACCGACTTCCATGATTACATCGAGTCGACCTTTTACGGGGACGACCACGATCTCAGTGTAGCCTCACAGGCTCGCTGTTTCTTTACTTTTAACACCGTCCAGCGATTCTTCGCTCGGCACGGGATCACGTACACTGATGCCCTCAAAAGGGGTGGAGTGTGTCCGGATTTCGAGCCGATTGCGAACGTCTCGTACCTCAAGAGAGGTTTCGTCCTAGACGAAGGACTGTACCTGGCTCCCCTCCAACAGGAGTCTATAAAGGAACAGATCAACTGGGTGAAGAAGAGCAACGACCCAAATGCGGCGCTGCTCCAAAACGTGGAGAGTGCAATGAAAGAGTTTACCATGCACGGGAAAGGCCTTTACAACGAGGCAAGAGACGCCATAGTTGCGGGACTAGAACAACTCCAGATAGAAGATCTGGAGGTCAACGATTCGACGTTCGCCATGCCGAGCTTTAGCTTCACTCAAGAGAGACAGAAGTGGAGATCTGGTTGCTATTAAACAGCTTACTTTATCCAACTTCCGGTTCCATTTGGAATGCGGTTGCCCCTACTGTTACTACCACTCCCTTTCTTTGGACTGGTAGAGTTCCGTACATTGTTTGGCTTATGTGTACTGGACCTCATTTTGAAGTTGTACTGTGTCGTTC